TTTAGGGCTTATTTGCACTGTAAGATCGATGGTGCTCTTGCCTTTATGGATGATGTTCGAATTCATTCGCGACGAGTTGCTGGTGTTTGTGCCAAACTTTCAGAGTGTGCTATTGTCATGAGTGCGACCAAATCTGCAGGCGTTGAGATAGTATTTAGTCCGACTAGATGGCTTATTTTGTTGCTTTTGGCGTTCGTTTATTTCTCGCCTTTTGGTCATTTTTTGACGTGGACTATAGTTGGTGTTTGTCCTTTCTTGCGATGGAAGAATTTTGGATTTGTTCTTGCAAGATTGTATACTCAACAACGTTTGGATAAGCTTCAAGTTGAGAGATCAACTTATGTCCGTCAATTATTATATTACGTAGGATGGAATACTTTTGGACAAACGATATCCACTCATAGAGGAGATTTCATAATTCTCGCTATGTGTGGTTTGTCCGGTATTATTTTTACATGGTATAAGACTATTGGAGGTGGTTCAAAATTGTCTTCCGAAGCATATTTATCTGATTTTGTTAACCCTGATGATGCGAATGAGCGGATCAATGAGTTGGAAGGAGCAGGTTTTCTTGAAGTTATGAAAAATACGCGTGCCGTTGATGTTCCTGCTAAGCACTTTCCCTATGGTAATACTATTGCGTGCAATTTGGACTTTGGCGTACACAAGGGAGAACCCTTGGAGTTATTCAAGGCTATTATGTGTAACGTCATGTCCATCAAGATTTGTGGCTTGTCTGTTGCTAAGGGAATTAGAGAAGACAAAGTTTTAAAAGCTTTTCTATTTGGCATTGAAGGGAATTATGCTGTGATCAACACCCATCTCATTAGTGAGATGGAGAATATTGTCATTCATATTTCCTTGTCTGGTGACTGGGATAAGAATCCTTCGGATGCTCAAGTGCTTCAGCTTTTCCCTCATTGCATTGAACATTTGGGGGGAGATGTTTCAGTCATCTCCATTGGACGTAGTTTTAGACGCAAGACCTGTCATTTAATTGATGGTGATTGTCCTAAAGCTATGAAGGGGGTTTTGCGAGATCATCCTATACGCATTGTACCCAAGGGACGGGGCTTTTCAACAGACCCACGTACAGGTAAAGTTGATTTGCATGAAATGCTAGAGTACCAATATGAGCACTTTGATGGACTATGTGGTTATCCAATAGTAGCTGAGGTAGGCGATAAGTCCTGTGCGGTTATTGGTATACATGCGGCTGGAGGAGTCTCATGTCCTATGACGGCAGTTGCTGTTCGTTTACAGAAGGGTAAGATTGAAAAAGCCATTGAGGCTCTGAAAGCACGAGCTCGGTTGTTACCCTTGAATTCTCAAGGCGCATATATTATGCCTAGAACTCTTCCTTCTCGTAAATCTCCTTTCAGACAGGAATACTTTCCTAATATTCAGTGCATTGGTACTTTGCCAGGTCCTACGAAGATCAAGAAATATTCTAGACTTGTTAAGTCCGGGTACGGTGAGGATATGAGGAGTCTCTTATGTAGAGAATTGGCTTTTGAGCCAACATTGATTTATGGAGCTCCTCCTCTTATGCCATTTAGGAGAAATGGCGAGTATATAGCTCCTCAGAATATTGCCCTTAGGAAAATGGATATTCCTGTTCCTCTATATGATTCTGATGTTCTTGATGTAGTGGTCAGACGTTTTACTCGTCATATTATTGAGGGCCTGATGTCTAAAGGTGTACATCGCTTGAGTCCTTTGAGGGTTCAGGATGCTGTTAATGGCACTGCAGATAATCCATTTAGTAGGAGAATTAATGTCTCCACAAGTGGTGCTTTTGGTTATCCGGGCAAGAAGGAGAAATACCTTCCGTTAGTTGGCGATACTACACGAGAACCTATTGGCCCGTTGAAGGATCAAGTCAACCAGGAATTGAGAAATTATGGCTTTGGAGAAACTAATCAGTACATTTTTAATGTGCAGTTCAAAGATGAACCTCGTGAGATTAGTAAATGTGAGGCTGGCAAGACTCGACCTTTTTACATGTGCGCACTAAATAATTTGGTTGTTGCACGTGTGCTCATGTATGATTTTTATACCAAAATGGTGGAACATTCTGAAGTTTTCTGCTCTGCAATTGGCTATAATATGCATACAGATTCTGACAAACTTATTCGTGACTTTCAAGATTTTATTGGTCAGGATATG